GTTTCAAACCGACACATTACAGCATCACCTTCGTACATTATCCAAACCCTACCATCTGCATGCACATCCGCTTTTGTCGGCAATCGGTCTGTTATCCATTCACTCATGGCTCTCTCCTTTGGCTTTGGATCGTAAAGCAAGCATAGCGTCGGCTAGTTGATATGCTTTGTTTGCGGTAGCAATTGGATCAAATTCATACCATACACACTCTTCAATGCTACGGTCAATATCAACGCGCTCTGTGTATGCTTTTGTTACAAACATTCCTGCAAACCAATCCCGTAATGACATGCCATGAATGTATATATCATTTGAAGAATTATCAAACGTAGCTGGGAATGCTGGCCCGCCTGTTTTACCCCAGTTAATGTTTTCAATGCTCATTTCGACCCCCATAAAGTTACTGTTTGTTCTGGCTTAATAATCGGATCAGGTGTTTCCACCATAGCGAACAAGCTCATAAAGATTGCAAACCCAATGAGTATAGCCGCGGATGCCGTGTATAGCCGTTGCTTTGCCGTGCCTGAAATGGTCGGCATTACGCGCCAATATACCTTTCCCTGCGCGTCGCGTGTCGTTGCAAATTCTATCCCGATGTTCATAGTGCCTCCAACTGTTAAGAATTACTTACAAGTTGCAGTGTAGGATGCTGCGCCCCGTGTATTTTTTTGTGCTAGTGTTTGCCTATCAGTTATTTTCAACAGCAGGTTCAAGGATGTTTAACATCGCGTTCAGTTGAGCTATGTTGTTAAGCCAACTTATGATTTCCTGTTGAGCTTGCTGAATCTGTTGTGCAATGCTCACGACATGACCTGCATCATAAATGAATCCTTGGTTTGCTGCGTCAGCAACGTGAGCACATGCTGTTTCCATCCGTGCAACCATGAACTTAATATGATTGTTGTTGCTCTCTACGCGACCTTGCAACAGTGCAATCTCTTGATTCAATGCTGCAACTGTTGCCGCTGTGTTGTTGATTGTGTCCATCTCCGTCTCCCTGTTTGATTGTGTGAATTGATTACGTCACAAATATACGTAAACATTTTGTCTACGCAATAGGGCAAAGCAAAAAAAACGCAATTATTTTGCGTCTTTCTTGTAAGTATGTTATTTATATGAACTTACGCCGTAAACTTTTTTTCGTTTTTAGCGTCGTATACGATAGAATCCGAAGTATTTAGCTCTTTCGGGATGCGATAAGCTATAACGCGATCCTTTGAATACGCCGCAATGGTTACCGCGTTGCCCTGATTGCCTCCCAAAAGATACACATACGCCGCCGTTTCCCTGACATAGAAACCAACATGCCCGCCGCCTTTGCGTGTGAGCACTACTATACAGCCCGGATGCGGTTTGCATGAAGCGCCGTAAGTCTGCCATGATCGCGCCGCGGCGGATTCTGTTATAGGGTAGCCGGCTTTGTGTAAGCACCAGTTAGCAAAGGAGCTACACCAAGGCGTCTCATCGTCTTTTGCGCGTAGCTTTGTTAGTTGGTGATACTCTACGATGCGCGGGTTGTGCTTTGCTCCCGGTTGCTCGCTTTGCCCTAGCTCTTTTCGGGCTATCGTTATCCAACTGTACTCCGTTGGCAACGGTTGCGGCCTGACCGCCGCGAGCTGTTCGTAGATATTGCCAGACCATGTTTTCAAGACCGATAACAAGTTCCTCATCTTGGTACTGCTTTCCTATTGTGTAGAGAGCCGCGTGTAAAAATTCATGTATGAATGTTTTGTAGATAGTTTCCTCAGAGCAAACTCTACCATCTATTGTACGTGCAATCTTTATAGCGTTGTTTTCGACATCGCAAAGGCCGTATAGATGTTGCACATCATTATTTGCGCCAATCTGGACAAGGTGTTTTAGCAAACGGACGCGCCACGTATTGCCGCCTAGCTTGAATGATGTTGGTATCATCGTACCTTGCCTTGAAGTATTACTTTGTTATGCACGGTAAAGTTACCGTCTGCCTCCAACTCTACCAACGCTACGCCGTGATTCCAGTTATTACGCGGCGCGTAGCGCGGGTTTAGATCGCATAGGCAACCTACCGACCATCCGGCGATGAAAGAACCGTCAAGCGGCTTTCTAAATAGGTCAGTCGATGTTTTATGTACGTGGCCTACAAGAACATTGTCTACCGCTTTCATGCGATAGTTGCGCGCCGGGTTTACGCCGCCGCCGCCAAACCATTCGTGGCCATGATCGATCCACAATTTACCGGCTACAATCTTATCACGGTCTTGCACCCACTCTATACCATGCTCGCGAAGCCCTAGCAACTCTTCGAGCCAGATGCTGCCTTCTAATTCTTTCGCCTTGCCTGCTAGGTAGCGCTTAAAGCGCTCTTCGTGGTTTCCTTCACGATACACAATGCGAACCTTATCGCCGAAGAATTCGCGCAAATGCTTTATCATTGCTCGCGATACATCAAGTTCCCACTTCCACGACCGCTTGCGCTCTATCTTTTCATGCGAAGATAGATTAAAGCAGTCCAACATATCGCCGTTTAGAATCAGCGTTCCGATCTTCTGTTCCTTCAGCCACTCAATAGCCGTAAGATACGCGCCGTAAAAGTTACCGTCGTTATCCTGCCGCAAATCATGGAAAGGCCAGTGAGCATCTGATATAATGCCAATACGCGACGATGTAATATCCGTTACGTTTTCGTCGCGCAGCTCGCCCGCAATCATCGGCGCTTTCGGAGCACCGCCAAATACCGCGCCAACTTGCACCGGTTCGTTGTTTGTAGCCGACTCCGCTACCGCAATAGCCGCCTGTATGTTCTTATGACTAGAACCGGATAGAGTCTTTAACCTTTCTTTGCGAAGGGTATTTACCAACTCCAACTCTTCGTCCGTTACGCGTATGCGGTGTGTAGTAAGGGGCATTAGTTCGCCTTTACTTTGTGATCTTTACTCCACGCTTCCAAGAACGCGATAACGTGCAAAATTTGCGCGCGTCTTATGGGCGCTATATCGTCGTATGCGATAACCAGTAACTGCGCTATCAGCTCTTCAATGTCGATCATTGCGCCGTACCTGCTTCTGTAATAACTTTCACACGCATACCAACACCGGCAGCGTATGTTACAGAAGTCGCGCTATTGCTGATAACAACGCCGTACAGATAGCCGGCTGTTGATCCTATGCCCGTACGATAATACTTGCTAGGATTTACACTAGCTACCCACTTTGTATCGCTTATCCGCACATAATCGGCCTGCGCTACTGGAATCACGGCTATCAGATTCGTCGTGCTGCCATTATACACCGCGCCTAGTGTTGGTGTTCCGGGTGATGAGTTTGTATAAAGATATACATGCAATGGCGCTTTCTTGATATCGCCAGACGTAGCCGCCGTTTCTTCTACTTCTAGCTGTCGTAGAATCATATGCTGATTAGTCGTAGACGCCGTACCCTCAAATGTCATTACCGTACCTGAAAGCGGGTAGTATTGTGATAGTGCGGAGGTACTAACACTAGTTAGATCAATCCAGCCGAGGTCTGTTGAGTTGGTAGCGCTCAAAAGATTCGGCGCAATAGGTGTATTTGGTAGGCAGCTCATGTTATTGATGGTTGAATGTGTAAAGTAGTCCCGATACCGGATTGTTTATTAGTTCGTAGTTGTCGCAGTTTTCGCGATGCCCGCTGACGTAGCCGTAAACGCTCGTCGGATATAGCGCCGTATTTGTGCCGGGCGTATTATCAAGCGCGTAAATACGTACCGTAAGTATGTCGCCGGTACGCATCGGCACATGGCAGCCACCCGATAGTCTTACGTCGCGTATGTTGTTCTCGCCCATCATGTTATTATCTACTTGATCGACAACGCGATAAATAAGGCCATTTAGAAAGAACGCCAAACGCGCAGCGCGTATACTTTCTCCCGCACCAAATTGTAGATTAAGATGCGAGTATACCCAATATGCGCCGATAGCATCTTCTGGGCAAACATACTGCCAATATGCAGAGCCGTCTACCGGCGTACCGCCTTCGCTTGCACCCTGCGCGCGTATCACCTCATTATCAAACGCTAGAATCTGCCAGCCATTAATGCGGTATACTTGATCCTGCTTTATATCCCAATGAAAGGTGCGCTTGTAATCGCCTACCCAATGCTTTGCTCGATGCTCTGCATTGTGCATTGCTTTCATCAGCTTGTCATTGTCGGTAGTTATGTACTGGTTTGTTATGTAGAGTTGGTTGATATCGCCGTAACGGACATTTACAACATCCTGATAGTTCGTAGACGTCGGCGTTGTACCAACTTGGAACGTGGCGCCGTTGCGTTTGCTGTCCCGCTCAAATGCCAGCGATGCCGGAGCTACTTTGCGGTTCTTGATAGGATCATTTATAGGCATTATTGCTTTACCATAAAGTAACGATGTGTTGCTTTGCCCTGCATTAAATCGATAGATATGCTAGTCGGCATTGCCTTTGACCAGTTGATCGTAGTAAACTCCGTAGCGGCCCCGCCTGTTAAGGTGTATTTGCCTGCTACGTAATCGGGCATAAGTTTAGACGATAACTTTAGAGGCCATTCGACCTCTACGATAGCGTTATCTTCATCGGCGAATACATGCAGTAATAGCGTACACAGCGCCGCCGATAATGAGCTATTAACTTGATTGTCGTTTAACTTTAGATAGTAGCTTGCCTGCTTTTCTGCGTTTGTCTTAAAGTTCGTAGCACCTGCCGGATATTCTAGCGATGTTACGTTTACGCTTATGCTCTCGCCGCCGCCTAAACCGTAGCGTATCGCCGTCTTTTCGTGCAGTTTGATAAAGTTAGACGGATTGCCGTTGGGCGGCGAGTAGTAATTACCGCGAACGTACATCTGATTCGTTTGCTTCATCGGCGCTTTATACAAAGGCCATACGTCCGCAGGGTTAGTGTCGTCAATATGCACCGGCATATTATGCAGACGCGGCTCGATGTTGTAGCTGCGCGATGCTCTTGCACCACGCTCGATCTTGACTATATCCGTAGCGTCCTTATCCGATTCGGTTTCAAATCGCACCTCCGCTTTTAAGATGTTGTCGCCACGCTTTGTAATGCTTGAATACGTTAGCGCGCTTTCAAGAGATAGCGTTTCGTCAGAGCCGCTTGCATCGCGTCCTTCTGTTATAGTTTTGACATCAAACACTACGCGTATTTGTGTCGTGCCGCCGGTGCCTGTATATGCAAATCTATAACCTACCCTTACTGCGCTTTGCTCGCAAAAGTCCCTGAGCACATCGTACGCCGATGTATTGGCGTTAGCTATGCCGTACTTGTCCTGCGTAGAGAACAGACCGCCTACCGCCGTCGTTGAGTTGTTGGGATAGATAGCGCTGCATACCCATACTTCGTCCTTTGCCAAACTTGATACGCCCGCTGTGCGCGGTAGTGATGTAATGTTAGCAGGAGCGTACCAACTGACCGCCTGAGTAAAGACGTCCTTCAGCTTATTACCGTAGTCAAAGTTGCCACCCGCCGCCGCACAATGCGTGATACGACTAGTAAAGTTTACGCTAGTGTTGTTATACTGGTCTAATAGGTCTACCAACTTCACGAACGTGCCATTTAACCCTACCGCGCCTAATAAATGCAACTGCTCAACATCGGAGCCAGGTAACTTGATTTGCCAGACATTCACTTCGCTAGGTTGCGATGTTGCATTGCCGGGCCAAACGTCTGCGCCTGTTATTGTCTTTAACCAGAAATACGCCGCGTCTACAAGTTCGACGTTATAACCAAACATACCATTATCGAGCGGCTGTAATTCTAACGCTTCTATATTATCTTCGCATCCTACGAACTCAAGGGTATACGTAGCGCCGTTTGTGCCGCGATCAGTGTAGAGATACCACGTATTGCGCCGCAAGCTAGGATCAGTACCCTCGGTTTCTAGCTTGCTCTGCATCGTAGCCGGCAGCTTATTCCAAATAAGCGTAAAGCCAAACGTCATCGGATTCATAAGGCCATACGGCAGCGAATCAAATTCTGCACTCAGAGCGCCGATTTCTGTAATGACAATCTCTGGTAGGTTTGTAACCGTATCGGAAAACGATCCGTCGTAGCTAATAAAATCGAGCCGCATATTCCAGCCGTTCGGCATGGTGCGCGATATTCGGTAGAATGCCATTATCCGCGCTTTCTATGCTCAAATGACAACGTCATCGTACGATTGCCGTACTGCTTATTTACAGACGTAGCCCATTGTGTCAATACAACTGGATAGACGTACGTTGCAGCAGGATACGCGCGCGATCCACCATCTACGCGAAGGTACAGATAGTCCTTGCTTTCGATAATGTTTGCGAGCGCTACTAGATCGTCCATATCCTGTTCCAACGTAACCGCCGTTGCATTGTACGCAAATGGATACGTTTCGATATCAAACTTTGGACGGCGTGTAGTGTACGCTAGTTTTGTTCCGCTCACATCATCTAACGTAATCGTATCAAATGCGTAGTCAAATTGCGGAGCAAGTATGTATACGCTCTTCGATGTCGTAGACGTTAGCGAAGATATGGCCACAGTAGCGCCGCCGTATGTGGCATCCGTTCCTGTTGCAGCCGTGTCCGTATCGCTACCGTATAGCGTTAGCGTCCAATTACTTTTAGCTGACATTTTAGCCCCTCAACTTTCTTGCTATCATTCGTGATCTATCGCGCTCGTATAGATAAGTATCCATACCGACGTTTACATCTACGCCCATGCTGCCTTCTATACCATTCGGCATAGAGTCCAAACGCTGACGTATTGCAGACAATTCGCCGCGCATTAGTTGCAGTTCCGTTACTGGTATTGTGCTTATCTGATTTTCTGCAAGCATCTTTTGCAATGCCGGGAAAGACTCTACCGATTTTCCGCTGTGCAAGTGCTCCAACAGCGCGCGGTTCTTGCGTGTAACATCTGCCGTCATCACGAATTCTTGCCCGTGTACGACGCCCGCGACTTGCTTTGTACCTGCGTTGCCAGTATAACCGCCCTCTTCAAATCCATTGAGCGCCGCATTTAGAAGCGCCTTCAAACCTTGCACCGCTGCAAGTCCTGCGATTTGCCCAAACGGCGGCGGAATGATAGAAGAAAACAGAGCCAGTATCGACGGCGTATACAAATCAAGCAACGCCGAAACGGTTTGTCCGACTACTTTCTTTAACGCTTCGCCCGCATTTTCACCGCCCGCAACCAACGAAGCAAACGCGGCGCCAGCGGATACTGCTAGATTGTTTAGAGCGGCTGCTTGTACTTCTTCGCTCTGCTTTGCTAGCTTATCGCGCTCATTCGTTAGGTTCTTTTCCTTCTGTGCAAAGTCCGCATTTACAGACTCGCGCGCAGCTTGCCTTGCCTTTTCATCCTCGAACTGTTGATCTTCAATAGCTTTTAACGCCGCGGCTTTATCCTTTGCAAGTTGCAATTCTTCGTCTGCGATTTGCCGTATGCGCTCCAAGTTCTGGTTGCGCTGATTTATACCGTCTTCCGCGGCCTTTGCCTGTTGATCGGCAATAGCTTGAAATGATTGCGCGATAGCTTGCGCCGTTGCCGACGCCACGCCCTGCTGTTTACTTGTCAATTCGGCTAGTGAATCTACCGCATCTTGGTACGATGTTTCGCCGTCCTTCAAATTCTGTATTAGCTTTTCTTGCTCTTCATTCAAACTAGCCGCTTGCGTGGCAGCATCGCCGTATATCGTCGCAAAGTCTACGCTACGGAGTGCTTCACCAATACCGCGCAATGAGTCCGCGAATATATCGCCCGCTTGCTTTACCTGCTGTTGTCTAATCTGCGCTACAACTTCCGCCGTACCCTTTGCTATTTCATCGCCCGCGCTTGTATACGCGGCTTGTATTTGCTTTGCGTAGATGTTCGTCGTATCGCTAGGCAGCGATTGTAGCTCTTGGAATATACCTTGCCTTAGCGCCGCGGATTTGCTTCTAAACTCTTCGACAGACAAGCCATCTACCAGCGCCTTTTGCAGCTCGGCTATGCCCTTTTGATATTCGGGCGTCTGTTCTACAATAGCATCAAGTGTATTAGATAGTCCTGCTTCCAATACAGCACGCTGCGCGCTAATCAATTCGCTTGCTACCGATGCGTTGCCGGATGCCAGTTGCGCCTTCAATTTCTCCAATCGAGTAGCGGCGAACTTGGCTGTAATATCGTCTAGTTTCTTTTGGTTTTCCTCTTCTAGCTTCAACGCATTTTGCCGCGCCTTTGCTTCAATGTCTTCGATCTTGCGCGCGTTTTCTTCGCGTAAAATTTCTATGCGCTTGTTGATTACGGCCTCTTCCGCTTCGCGTAGCTTGCCCTTGCTTGTCAGTCCTTTACGCTCTGCTTCTAGTGCCTGTATTTGGTAGCGC